TTATCTCCATGGACCTTTAATTTCAATCAAGCATTGAGCACCAGGATTACTGGAAGAATTTGCTGTATTATAGATTCTAAAAACCTTATCAGGAAAATCAGGAAAATCAAAGAGAGTATCAAGGTGAACCATTGGAGTATTATGAAGTGGTTGATACATTCCTGGCATGGCACGACTTCGAACAATATTTGATTCAACTATACCAACCTGTGAGAATAGAAAACCATTATTGGGTGGATGAGGATACAAGAGCCCACCGCCACCCATGATTGTGGTGAATGCAATATCACCCAGCATACCAGCACGGACGGAAGTACCTGCCTGAGTATATGGGCGAGCAAGATATTTTCCATCTTGATCGCTATTATATGAACTAAGAGTTGAGAAATAATTATTGTATCCTGGATATGATATTGCTGTAATTGATTGTGCGCCTGAGATAAAGCATGAATATTCATCACCCAATCTCAGTGAGTTAATATCACCAAATGAAACAACTGAAAAACCCTTATAAAAATTACTGCTATTAGTGAAAGCAACACCAAGATAGAAGATTCCACCATCACCAACCAACCACCATTGTCGTTCTGTCGAGTCAGAATAATCTGACTTACTCAGTTGAAGTGCTGAGTATTGAACAGTGGTTGGAAATCTTTGACCTGAAAGATCATCAATCCCAGTCATGGTTTCATAACCAACCATATTTGCCCACTTGCCAGCTGCACTCGTTGGAACTGTGGTGTCATCAAGAACTCGAAGAAATTGCTGACAATAACCTATCTTGGGTTTGAATACTTCCTTGTTGGTTCCACTAAATGGATTCTGCCAACCAAGAGGTGCTCGCATGACGGTGATTGTCCCTGTTGCGACGCAATCAGCAATTCCGGTTGTTTCAAATGTGAAACCTGTCAGCCCATCCGTCGTCAGAACTCGCCACTCATCATTCAAGGCGGCTGGTGTTGCTCCAGTGATCTTAATCACAGGACCTAGACCACCTGTTCCACCACATAGATTGAAACCATGATTGACTGTTGTCACCACTGTCGCTACATTCGCTTGAACATTGATGGATGCTACCGAGACTGATCCCCAACCAGTGATCAAGCACTGCTTCAGGAGTGATGTTGCTGACCCAACCTGACCTGTGATCATTGGGTGACCCTGCATTGTTGAATCAAAAAACTTGACTGGAAATGCCATCAGACTTTCTCCACTTATTGAATACTGAAACTCACCAACTCAACCGGACTATTGGCGATGATAGTTGTCGAAGAAAGAACACATTTACCTGCGACTGGTGCCGTTCCTTGCTGTGCGGTCAAGGATCTATAGACAACATTACCAGATGTGACAAGTGATCCATAGGATGCAAGACCTGCGTTGGCACTCTCTTCACGAGTTAGCTGTGTGAGTTGAAGTTCACCCGTGTCTGTATTAACCTGGGCTGGTGTGATTGGATTCAGCATGATTGTCGCAAGCTCATTATCAGTTGCATCCTTAATGATCAATTTGCATCCGGTGCCAAGCAATGTTGCAAGAGCCTTATGTGCGTCAATAATTGCTAAAGGATTCCAGCTATTCAGATATTGTGCTGCCATGATTTTTCCTCTGTTTTCGGTTATTTTTGATGTTCAATCTTAGCAAGATAAACCTTAGCAAGATGCTCTTGAAATTCTGAGCTGACCTGTGAGAATTCGAGGAGCTCCATCACCAACGACTACTGCCTTACCAGCAGACAGTGTTGCAATATAGAACAGATTACCAGCTGTGACTTCGTCATAGATCCCACATCCTATGATTGTTCCCCAATCAGCTGTTGGCTCTTCAAATTCAAGGTCGACACTATTATGATATTCCATTGATGAAGTACTGGATGGACCAATCCACTGCGATGATGTGATGGATTTTCGAGCATACCCTGTTGATGTTCTTGAGACTTCAACCCCTCTGGTACCGTCAAGAGCAGGTATTGTCTTGAAAAGAGCGATATAGAGTTGGGTTGGTGGTGTCCATGCCGTACCCTTCAGAAGAAAGTCGAGATACTTCTGGGTGAGATAATTCGTTGAAGTAGATGAAGGCATTGCTTTTGATCCTCTATTTATCTTATTGATTATCTTATCGATTATCTCTAATTCAATAAGATAAGACTTGCGGTATGAGTTTCAGATCCACCTGTAGTGACTGTTAAATCACCCGCCGTTTCAATTGTGTAATTTCCACCGACTCGAACATTATAGTCACCACTCACCAGATGATTGCAGTTAGATGCGCATTCAATAGTTGCATCCCCTTTGATCAAGACATTAGTCGCACCATCAATATGAATCTTACATTTTCCGATAACATGACAGAAATCATCACCCATGATGACTTGATAGTTATCTTTGACAACCTTATTTACGGTTGACCCGTCGGGTGAAATTTCAGTGAATGTACCTTTTCGATGATAGAGATGATATCGTTCTTTTCCAGGGGTGTCATCAAATTCTTGAATATGTCCCGATTCTGATTCAAATGAATGATTCTTTGGATACTGGGAAGCATATTCGGTTTCTTTCTCTTTCCATTTTTCTCTTTCACCGGAAGGAGAAAACTTCGCAACCTCAGCTTCATCGATATTATCTCTCTTTGTCTTGACAATAGTTTCGTCAATCTTTTCATTTCGAGAAAGACGATTGGTGTCTGCCTCATTGGGTGATCTTGGAAATTCACCCTTAGGATCCTTGAAGCCACCCTCACCTTTTTCAGGTTCACCAACCAGTGTACCCATCACGATTGGACTCTGGGCAGAATGACCATCAGCATAGAATCCAATGACAGTTGAACCCTCAACTAATCCGGTGGGACTCTGACCAACACCACTGATGCCTGAACTTGTTGCAGGAAGCATTACTATGGCCCAGAAAAGATCTTCTTTCTTGATCTCATTTTCATCAGCTGAATGGTAACCATGTATTCGAACGCGGACGCGGCCAAGTTTCTTCGGGTCATCTCGATCTATGACCATACCGATCCACCAAACGAATGGACCGTAAGAAAATGCACCAGATTGACGTTGCTCGTTGCTCATGAACTCTTATAGCCTTTTGATGACATGGGTGATGAGATATGATTGATTTTCACATCTTCGACTCTGTGCGTTTTTTGATGCATTCGAAATTGACGAAATATGCGTGACCCATGATGACATGAGCAATAGCGACAATGAAGTATTTTCCCTTGAAAAACTTGTCGAGTTTCTCACCCTTCTTAGAGTCTTGTTGAGAAGGGAGTTCAATATCACATGTCTTACCAATGCCTGTCCAACTCTTCACCCCACCCGGAATCTGAATGATCAATTTATCCTGCTCGAGTTTGAGCATATTGGATTTTCTTGAACTGCTCCATTTCTGATTATATTCATTGATGGTTGGTGTTTCGTGCATCCCATCATGCTTTGGTTTGAAAATGATATTAGCATTCGGATTTTCAATTTCAGTATCCCACTGCCTTTTTTCCTTATCCGCAGAAACCTCTTCGCTGTATTTATATTCTTTCTCGATCCATTTCTTCTTGATGAAGTCAAATTCAACCAATTTATTTGCAGCTTGACCTGATGCTGCAGCCATCAGACCATTGGTGTGATCAACGAAGTGATAATTAGTGAACATTGTATTATAGTCTTCTTCAAGATTGCCGTCTGATCCTCTGACACTCGCTACAGCCATCTTGAACTGAAATCCACTATCTCTACCCTTATACATCTGCTCAAAGCTCTTGAAGACATATTTTCCTTCATCACTCATGAAAAGAAGAAAATCTGCAGTGTCGTTCATCGTAGCTGAATTTGAAATAAGATTGCACGCAGCCAAGGGTGATAGATTCGGAATTATCGCGGTGATGTCATAATCACATTGATCCTTCTCGACAACGGTTCCGCCAAGAAAGTCTTCAACTATTGAGCTGACAATTTTATCCGGTTTCTTTTTGATAAATGACTTCGAGACTCTCAATCCAGTGTTCAGATAAAGGCTCTTATCGATGCCATTGATGTCATAGGTGACGTTCATGTGGTTCTGATAATTGGTATTGCTAACATGCGAGACCATGAAATTGAATGTCTTCTGACCATCCATGACACTATTCATCTTCGACTCAATCATGATGGTGATTTTGGTTCCGGGTTTGATCGGAAGATTCTGAAGAAGATTGTTATGATCATGCATGGTCAATTTACATGACCACCCCGCAAGAAAAACCTCCTGATAAATAAATGCTGCTGCAACGAATGTCGTCACATCTTCACCATTGAGAGTAACGGCAAATTGCTTGAGATCGGTTGGTAATGATGGATTTTGAAATTGCATGATTTAACTCACAAATAATTTTCTGAAATCTTCGACAAATTTTCTCACTGCCCTGGGGTGAATTACGACAATGTCTCTTTTCTTTTCGTTGAGATCATTTTCATATTCATAATTTGTCACAGGTATGATATGAGCGGGTAGGGATGAAGCATCGGTTTCATATGCTGCAAAGTAGTTCAAGGTATCATAATCATCGCATCTTCTCTCATCATTGATATTGTAGAAATGATTTATACCATTCGATCCGCCCGTGCTCTGATATTTCTTCTCGCAATACTTATCAATCTCAGTGAATGACATGATCCAACCAGTGAAGGGGCAAATAACATCATTCACCAGATAGATGATCCAGTAGTATTCATTCGTCCCATATATCTTTTCGGAAATACTCTCAGCAGTTTCCTTGTCATTGACTCGATATTTCTGAAAAACGAAGGCATTCTCAATTTGAATTCGACGAAGGATAAAGGCATTCAGAATGTTGGTGACATCCGCCGTCTGCCCTTCTTCAGCAGTGTATTTGATCTTATTGAAGTGCTTGAACATGATTAGTACCCATCATCGACATCGTCTTTGAGAACAATTTCAATTTCACTGAACGCAAGAGATAATGAGATCACCGAAGGGAAACCATCTCGAGTAACAGTGAACATGCCAGTTGGTGTGAAATCCGTGTTGATTGCTGTCAAAACACACCTCTTGAATTTGGGAAGAAAGAGATTTGACATATCTTCAAGATCAGGTGAAACGTATTTATATTCAATTTCAAACTCGCTTGGATATTTCAAGAAATAATTATTGTCGGGTGCCTTTGCAGGTAATGATGCTTTTCTGAATGCCTTGATGATATCATAGATTTCTGAAGCTTCTTCTCGTGAATGCGGGTATAGCTTGAAATTGAATTCGAATTGTCTGAAGTCAACACCACGAAATATCTGTGTCAGATATGGATTAGGGATAGATTTTGTCCCATGGGCGAACATGGTGTCACCTGTCACTCCTGACTGCATTATCTTCGCAGCGAGATTAGCAATCACCATCATACCATGCTTTTCAAGAGCACCCTGAGCCTCAGATCCGATAGAATTAGCTGCTGAAGATACGCTTGTGATATTTCCTGCATAGTAGTCATTCGCGATATTTTCAACGACACCAGCGAGTGTCCCTAATTTTTCTGGTGACCATGAAATCGTGTTCGGGTTGATCAATTTCTCAGGCATGTAAATATTAATGATCTCTCCTGGTGTTGATGCATTCCTATCCTTTCTCACAAATTCAGTGAATTTAATGTAATGAGTGAGCGGTTGTGATCCTAATGACACCGGATACCTTAACATCTTGTCTAACCTCTCTCGAGAAAATCTGTTGAAAAAAAGATATCCAAAACCCACTCATTTCAGACCAAAGAACGTTTCGAAATATGTTGGTGATCCTGCAAACATAATTTCGAGATCAAGCTATGAATGGAAATTCATGAATTGGTGCGATAACAACCCGAGTGTCTTGAAATGGGGTTCTGAAATTTATCCGATTGAGTACTTCAGCAAGGTTCATGGAAAAACCAGAAGATACTTTGTTGATTTTTTCGTCCAAATCAGAGCCAAAGACAACACCATTCAGAATCTCGCGATTGAAATCAAACCATACAGTCAAACCATACCGCCCAAGAAATCGAAAAATGAAAGAACCTATCTCAATGAAATGATTACATGGCAAGTCAACAATGATAAATGGAATGCAGCAACTGAGTGGGCTGGTAAAAATGGATTTCAATTTATCATCATGACTGAAAAACAGCTTGGTATCAAATCATGAAACTGATAACTCAAGAAAAAATAATGTCTTTCATGAATCGGCTGAGAAAGCTGTCTCGTTCTTTATTCAGAGAAAAAAGCAAAGATTCATTGAATTGGTTTTTCAAGGAAATTAGACAAAGTAAGAAGTCATATCCTGCAAATTCGTTCGAGATTGTGAAGGAACTTCCACCAATCGGATCAATGATATACTTTATTTATGATCCGAAATATAAGGTTGAACTACCATACTGGGATCGATGCCCTCTTGCACTCGTTCTGTCCTACACTGAAAATGGATTCTTAGGTTTCAATTTTCATTATCTGCCACCCACCTTGCGGGCATACGTTCTTGACAAACTGATGAAGATTCGAAGAGGGTCTCCTGATAACAAGACATATATGGAGGTCAGTTATCTGATTCTGAAGAAGCTGATCAAATTTCCAATACTTGCTCATTGCACAAAGAGATACCTGAGTAGTCATGTCAGAAGTCGAATTGTGATGATAAATGTTGATCAATGGGAGAATATATTATATCTCCCAACTCAGCAATTCAGAAAAGCAACAGCACAAGAGGTCTGGAGCGATATCTAAATGTCCATCAATAGTAGCAGCATCAGTACTTTCATCACAAGCCTTGACAAGGGTCTCATGACACCTAATAGATTTCGGGTTGAATTCTTCTTACCGCGTGGAATCAATGATAATGCTAACCCAAACGCATTCAACATAGATAGCACCGCTGATAGAATCACACCATTTCAAATTAAGATGAATCAGAATGAGAAGGTGAATGTGTTCTGCCATACCGCATCATTGCCTATGAGAGCATTATCAGTGTGGGATCACAAGATGTGGGACACACCATACAAGGTTCCGAATTCTCATCAAGCATATGAACCAGTGACATTCAGTTTCTATGCTGATTCAGAAATGAATACTCGAAGATATTTTGAGGTGTGGATGGGCACTGTCATGAATCTCACCTCAAACACCACTAATTATTATGATGAGTTCGTGTCTGATGTGAACATAATCACAATGGACAGAGAGGGAAAAGATACCTATCGAGTCACTCTTCTGGAAGCATTTCCTCTGAACATTGGTGCAGTTGATCTCGCATATTCAAACATGAATTCAGTCGCCATCATCAATGTCACGATGGCATTCAAATACTGGAAATCTGAAATTTGAGGAGCAATTGGATGATTCAAGCCGTGTGGTTGTTTGAGGGTCAAGAGGAGTTTGAGGTAGATAAAAAATTCGAAGGTTTCGTCTACATCATCACTCAAGAATCAACCGGGATGAAATATATTGGGAAAAAATCATTATGGTGCAACAAGTATTTTCAGAAGAATGGTGTCAAGAAGAAGAAACGAGTAGAGAGTGATTGGAGAAACTACTATGGATCATCACCAAGACTACTCGAAGAAATTAAACTCAAAGGAATGGAGGATTTCAAGAGAGAAATCCTCCATTTCTGCATTTCTAAATCTGAACTCTCATATGTTGAAACGCATGAGATTCTTCATCGTGGTGCGTTGATTCGTGATGACTACTTCAATGACTGGGTTTCATGCAAGATTACTCGTAGACACCTCACTAAAGTTTCAAACCCCATCTCATTTTATTTGTTGGAGGCATCAGATAAGACTTCCAGCACGATGGAAACGATAGGGTTGCTTGAATAGTCTCTCTTTCAAGAATATTGGAGTAGAAAAGACTCGCCATCTGTTGATCATAGAATCCTGCAAGCCCGCACCCGATAGCAGTGATCCAGAATTTACTGCTTGGTGAGATATCAATATAGTCGAAAAAGTTATCGACATGCACTGCAATATCATCAATTCTCAGAGTTTCAATCTTCATTCCTTTGGTGGGAATAGCATAGGATCTTCCCACCTTTCCCTTTCCTGAACCAAAGACAGCACCGAACTCTTCACGTGCTACCTTTGCGGCACCCGCTCCATGAATTCCTGCAAGGTTGGAACCAAACACCCAGATCCAATTTTCATTCAATGGTGGTATGGTCTTGTCTGCGTGGTATGTGATCATATTAATTTACCGAGAAAAAAGTTTGGAAACGATGGCAAGACAGGCAAGAAAAATGAATGTGACATATATGATCGTCTCAAGCAAGATAATCAGACCTTCTTCGCGACGAAGCTTCTCATAGGCGCGATAGGATTCTTTACCTATTTTTTCTGAGTGGAATACCTGACACTTTTTCGAAAAATTCTCATATTCTGTTTTTTTCTGATCTGTATTGCTGTTCATTTATTGGCTACCTGATGTTTCAAAGAAGAAAACCAATTTATTGCAGAATGTCATGAATCCTGCTCCACATCTTTCGGTTGATGCAACCGCTTGAATCACAGCAACTGAAACTCCTAATTCATCTGCTGCATCTTGATAATCTTGGATGGTGAGTTTCATTTTTTCAATCCTCATTTGATGTTATTTCATCTTCCTGCCTTTGATAAATCCCTCAGGGATGTTGGCACCTTTATTGATCTTTTTATTTTCAGAACCATTGGTGATCCAGAATGAGCCCTTAGTCACCCCAACCAATTCACCAGATGATAACCTTGAATCATCAACAGGGACAATCATGAAATTTCCATCTTTATCTTTGACTCTGACCATTCCCTTATTCACACCTTTTGCCACCCCAACCAATTCACCAGATGATAACCTTGAATCATCAACAGGGACAATCATGAAATTTCCATCTTTATCTTTGACTCTGACCATTCCCTTATTCGCACTAACCAATTCACCAGATTGATATTTTGGATCATCTTTAGGAACTCTCATGGTATTGCCGTCTTTATCTTTGACAGGGACTAACCCTTTGCACACATGAACCAATTCACCTGATGATAACCTTGAATCATCAACAGGAACACTCATGGTATTACCATCCTTGTCCTTGACAGGAGTCATTCCCTTATTCACATGAACCAATTCACCAGATGATAACCTTGAATCATCTTTAGGAACAGTCATGCAATTTCCATCTTTATCTTTCACGTTGATCATTCCTTTATTCACATGAACCAACTCACCAGATTGATATTTTGGGTCATCAATAGAAACTTTCATGGTGTTACCAGCTTTATCTTTCACAGTGACCTTACCTTTATGAACACTAACCAATTCACCTGATGTGAACTTTGAATCATTTACGGAAACACTCATGGTATTGCCGTCTTTATCTTTGACTGTAGTCATCCCGCTCACGTCAAATGATGTTGAAGTTTGCTTTGCAAGATTATAGAATGCGCTATTTCGTGCTACATCGAACCTAAGATGCATCTTGCACTCAAGTTCATTCGCACGCTTGCGTGTCTTAGCTATAAGAATGACCTTGTACTTGAAGTGGGTTGGATTTTTCTTCTGGTCTTGGATGAAGTTGGAATCGGTTGAACTTGAAAAATAGTGCATTCCGATATCTTCTTGAGGCAATCGATTTCGGCAGGTTCTTGAACCATAGTAGTATCGATTTTCAATCAGATTGGTGATGCGGTATAAGTAATGGTAGCTGGTCATTGAATTGGTCTCCAAAGATTAAATTCTTGAGAAATGATTAGGACCAATGGGAACAGCGAATTCCGCGATTGGTATTCTTATTTAGTGTTGATTTTCATAGACTGAGGCAATTTCGAGGCATCCGTCATCCCAAACGTGCCATGAAGCTCCATAGTAGTAGCAGATCACTGCCTCAATCTTTTCGAATCGAATATACTCGAGAGCATCCATGAAGTCATCAAAACGCTTTAGGTCGACATAGTACATCATAATCTCCTCAGATGCTGATAGTTTTCAGTTTGAAATCGTTTTGACCAGGATATCCAGAGGGGTTGCAAACGACTCTGGTGGTGCTAATCATATAGTCAACACCCTCATGAATATGACCATGAATCCAGAGATCAATAGGTAGTTCTTCAATCATCTCATCCAGATTTGAACAGTATGCTCCCATGAAATCATACTTTGGGTCATATTCATCATGAATCATCTTCCATGATCTGTTACTCGGTGAATGGTGTGTTATGACCACGTTCTTAGAATCACTGCTGAGACTTTCAACGATATATTTCTTGCTTATCAGGTGTTCAATCACGGTAGCTTCTGGAGTGATCTTAGAGAATGTTTCGCTATCCTTGATTTGTTTGAAATCGTTCATGAAATATCGAATCGATTCACAATATAGAGGATTTCTATTGTTCATGTCAGTCCAGAGTGTTGCACCAATGAAGTTGATGCCACCCAGGCTAATCTTCTGCTTATTCAGAAAATGAATTGTTGGATAAGACTCGAAGAATGCTTCAATTTCTTGATCAAGCACCTGGAAGCTCGATGAGTTATAATGTTCATGATTCCCCTTGATTATGATCACGTTATCGTACTCACTAACCAGAAAATCAAACATATTGATGAAATAACTGAAGAAACGGAATTCTGAAATATCTCCAGCCAGGATCAGAAGATCAGCCTTGCTTGTGTTAGCGAACATTTTTCTGAAATTAAAAGGATCGATCTGATTATATGTATCAAGATGGAGGTCACTTGCGATCGAAATTTTCATATGGTGTTCTCTATGGATTCATCATCTATGGATTCATCTATGGTGATCAATTATTCACTTTTTCATCAGTTTCTGAAAAAGACGATCAGTGGCTTCACGGTTCTTCTTACAGCATTCGGCTGCCTTGTCTGCAGTGACCTGATTCAATGTCTTGCAAGACTGAGATACTTCTTCAAGATCTGCACTGGTTGCGCAACCTGCTAAAGAAACCACGATCGAAATTGCAAGAGCAATGAACATGACAGTTTTCTTGTTCATGAATATATTCCTTCTGATGTGAGATGAGATGGTTGGGGTGCTGATTATCAGCACCCGAGAGAGCTATGTGACTATTTGATCACTGAGAAATGCGCCTGATTGGAATGGTGCGTGATTTCTCTTGATGCTTCAATACTTCAATAACCAAGACACCGTTCTCGAATGACGCACTCTTGATCGAGTAGTTTGATTTCTTGATCCATGAGCGACTGAACGAGCGTGAAGCGATTTCATGATGATTGATAGTCCAACCATTCAAATCTTCGTTCGTAGCCTTGTTCGCTGAAATTGTGATCTTCGTATCTTCTTCCTCAATAGAAATTTCCTGAGGATCAAATCCCGCCACGGCCATGACGATTTTAACGACTGAACCATCATCCTTGGCGAGAATATCCGTTGGAGGATATTTCGATCCTTTCAGATCACTGAAGATATTCGAATCAAGGAACGCTTGTGCTTGACTTTCGAACGAAAGTGGTTGAAAAATTCTGTGTTTCATATATGCTATCCTCTTTGATGAGCGATATGGATTTTGGAAGCGTCCATGCAATGTTAATGTTCCACCTTTCCAAGGCGAACGTGAAAACTATTTACGATTCTTAGCAACCGCAATTTCAATTGCAAGATTCAATCGAGACATCGGCATTTTTTCAAGAAGATTGTCAAGTGTGGTAATGGCTGATTCTTTCTTCTCATGACCATGGAGATCTTTCTGATTGACATAATCCACCACGCCATCAATCTGATTCCACGCTCCGAGTTTCGAGATCTGATGAATATCACCCAGAATACTGAATACGATCTTCACGGTGGAAAACATTGCTTTCATTGATAAACCTCTATATGAGTTGATTTCTGAAATATCACTTGCTAAGATAAGATCCAACGTGACCTGTGACACCACGGTTCCCACCTTCATAAATCACGATCTTGAAGATGTTAAGTTTGATCAGTAGTTCGATATTTTTCTTGATCAGATATTGCATCAACCCATTCACACTTGTTTGATCAGTAGGAATGACAAGATGCTTATGATGTTTCTTCTGAATGCTAATGGATGTCTCGCCTGAATAATCACTATACTTAACCTTCAACTCATCATCTGAATCACTAACCACGTCAGATAGGTTGATCAGGATGCAGTCGTTAATCTCTTTGACCATACGTTCAACAGAGTATCCATAGAAATCATTTTGAACAAGATCCGATGACATGAAAGTGATGGTTGAATGATGACCATGGAACGGATTGGTTGAACCCCAGCAATTTCGATGACAGTAACTGATTTTGGATGAAATATGACGAGAATCATCAATGTATTGGTTTGAAGGTGGTGTTGTCATCAGGAACACGCGAACCTCAAATTTTTCATCGTATGAAGCTAAGAATACTTTCTCATTCAAATACTTCTCAAGAGTTTGCTCTGCCACCGCCTTGATAAACCCTTTCTCATAACCAATCATGGATTCATCATCAAGCATTGATATGATCTTGATATTTCCTCGAGGACTGTTTGGTGCCTCGATACTGAAGAAATCAGTGTAGACTCGGATCTTGGATTTATCTATCCTCACCACGGCTGAGGAATAACCTTCGATATACCATATTTTGTGACCATATCCTTTATCAGAATATAGAAGTTGATTGATATCCAAACTGATTGTTTCAAGGAATGGAAGAGATGACTTGGATGTCACTTCATAGCAGATCTGATATGTCTTACCCTTTAGACTACCATCATTTCCAATGTATGCGAATGAAATTTCTGAATTGCTGTTGAAAAATGTGGTGTTCATGATGTTATTCCTCAGAAGATGAAATTTTTGAATTGCTGTTGAAAAATGTGGTGTTCATGATGTTATTCCTCAGAAGATGAAATTTTATGATATAGTCAGGATAAATATCAGTCCTTCGTCTTAAATGATGCACCTTTACTGAGCCCCTCGCTGCAGTATAGTTGGGTGACACCACTTTCTTTCAATTCCTTACGCCACCTGTTTGCGATCCAACTAACGATGTTTTCAACCGTAGACTCTTGATCCATCACGATCAAGCTGCTTTCGTCGATCATCATCATCATCTCGCCTCTTGAACATCTATACTTGATCAAGCCCTTATGCTTATTGCTAACGTTACTCGACCAGGTGAAAACCTTGCCGTCAAGAGAATTAGCAATCTTGGAAAGAGTGATATTCGATGATAGAACATCCTCAGTCTCTGCTCCAAGGAAGTTAAGATGACCATGCGCGATATTCTGACATGGTATACTCGTTGAGTATTTCAACCCATGAACCATTCTGAATTGATGCGGTTGAGTATTCATTCGATGAGGCGTGTCGAAACCATGAGTGAGATCGCATTCAACATGAATATCAATATCAGAATAGATGCTATCAAGATTTCGAGTGACATGGGTGCGAATAACTGTTTCATCCTCACTCACATATCTCACGATGCCTACCGGACCTTCAATCTCGACATGGTCTGTCTTGATGATAATTCGATCACCCTTCAGATCAATCGAACCACCAGATATGCCTTCGAACCACCAGAGTTTATGATCAAATCCCTTTTCAGGGTCATCGATGACTTTCTTGATTGTTTTCTTCACGGTCGAAAAATCAATGACCACGTTCTCAACAGGATCAACCAAGCCTGAGACGATCATCTTCGGTCGAACTGAACCACCTTTGATCATGCCCTTGTCATCAATATAAGCATGATCAACGTTGGTGATATCATTGAGAAACATTGAACTTCTTTGCTGCATGTTATTCTCCTGAGGATATTATTGCTGCTGCTTGGCTAACCATGGACAAATTATATGATGAGCAGCCCATGGTGTCAAGTTTTCAAAAAGGTGATTATTTCATGTCTTCAAGAAAATCTGCTTGATCCTTATCGAGACGAACCTCCACGAATGTTGGTAGAAAAAGAGAGTATTTTTCATGGTTATTGTCACGAATGATGGAATTATACTTGACTGTAACAATCGCACCGAAATAGTTTTCCTTATTCTCTCGCTGTTCATCACTGAAACCGGAACCCACTGAAACCTTCAGTTTACCATCTCGTGTTTCACATATGAGATTACCTAATCGATTCAAATTTCGACCGGTTCCAAATTCTGTTCCGATCACAATCAGATCACATTCCTTGAACTCCTTGATCTTCACCTGGTCCTTAGATCGTGTTGGTTTCCATACATGGTTCAGATTCTTGACCACCACGCCCTCATTTCCCATAGCAATCTGTTTCATGAAAATCTCTTGAACTTCAGCTTCACTACCCACCACCGCAGTATCAATCAGGATAAACTTCTTCTGGTTCTCAATGAATTGAACATTGGAATGGGTGAATCTGTCAGTCAAGGTTTTCAGACGTTCAGAATATGGAATCGTGCTTGACTTGTCAACAATATCCCATACCACGAAACGCATTTTATCAGCTTCCTGAAGGGTGATGGTACTCCGAATCGCCTTGTTGGCTAACCCATTACCTTTCTGTCGTGGCATGATTGAATCATCATCTTCGACAAAGATAATCTCACCATCAAAGGTTTCACCATCCTTGATAAATGCAGATGCTACATTATACATCACCCCATGGTCAAGAACATGACGACCACCACGAGACATAATCTCAAGTCTCTTATTTTTCATTGACATATTGATTCGAAGACCATCAACCTTCCACTGACAGTATGCTGGCCATTTTATTCTTGAAATGTCTGTGTCTGCAAGCATGAAATCAATCGTTGGAATAAGGTTGGGCCATATCTTATTCAGGGTCTTATCTGAAATACCGCAACGAAGATCACGACCGATGATCATCACGATAACTTCAGCATCATCAGGGTGTAGTTGAGAAAGCATGGTTGAGATGAAATTCTTTGCCCGATTGCCGGTAATGCCTGAACCATACATTTTCTTCAGGTTTTCAATCTCATCTTCAAGCCGGTTCCATGGACCTGTATGATTCAGTTCAAATTCAGGAATTTTCTTGATGCCGAAGTTCAGATATGGATCGAGTGCTGCATTGAAAACAGATTTCAGGGTCTCATTGTTGAATTCAGATCGGATGATAGCTTCTTTCTCAGTTCGAGCAGGGGTGGCGGCTAATCGGTCAAGGATATTCTTAATCATGATATGGTACTCCAAATGAATGATGGGATGTAGTATTCTTGAGAGCAATCAAGCACTCTTGGATGAACTCAGGATGACCATGTTCTCATTGAATCGACCTGATTGAAGAACGACAGTTCTGGATGTGAGACTATCGAACATTGCACGCGCTGCATCAAACGTGACACCTTTCGAAAGATCCTTGAAAAATTCTTCAGGTTTTCGTACGATCTTGCTAACGGATTTGACAATATCTATGTTGGTCATCGTGGTTCCAGTGAAAGAGAATCCATCATGGTTCTGAGCGATGAAGAAGATCATCTTTCGACTCTTCTGATCAAATACGAATGCACGGCGTTGAGCAACTAACTTCGAAGGAACCACACTTTCAACCAGTGTTGATGTCTTGCAATACTTCACGAGTTTGGTCAGTTTTTCAGGTGTCTTCAGAGACTTTGCTGTGAGCTTCGCGACAGGTTTCACTGCAGGTTTCGCTATCGGTGTCTTTTTCGACTCTTTCTGGAGTTCAAGAAGAAATGCCTTGATGGTGGACTCAAGATTGATCAGCGTGTTCTCGTTGTGATACTCCGCATTCGCACGGATATCAGCCTGCATCTGAAGAACGAAGGCAAAGGATGCCTTGAATTCAATCAAGGTTGCTTCGGGTAGTTCGAAAGCTGTCACTGGCTTCTTGGTTCTAATCGCAGTATCGATCATCGTCTCAAAGTAGTTGATGACATTATTCACCGGAACGACAGTAGCGGTTGAGGTAGTTGGAGGTGGTGCTGCATTTTTCTTCTTTAGGCTATCAGCGAGATCCACGAGCTCCTTGAAAGAAATATCGATGTTCTTCATCTGCTCTGAATCAAGCAAACCACCACGAGAAATGATGCGACAAAGGAAGCCAAGATTCTTGAATTGATATTCGGGTAGTGATGTGATTTTCTTCGCGATCATGGGCTCAGACTTAGCAATCCATTCAATCGCCCATTTCTTCGAGTCCTTAGGTTCACTCATCACTGAGTGATAGTTGAGGCTCTGAATAAGTTGAATCTTGGAAAGAAAGCCCTTGAAGGCAATCTCACCACCAACACCAGCAATCTTCTGATTAGCCTTCTTCAGTTTCTCATTAGCAGTCTTGACACTCATGACAATAATTCCACTCTTGGTTGAAATTGGCGCGCCTGGCAGGATTCGAACCTGCGACCCACGGCTTAGAAGGCCGTTGCTCTATCCAGTCTGAGCTACAGGCGCAAAATGTTTGATTCTTCTCTTGAAACTATTTACTGAACCATCTTGTGACCATGAACAAATTATACGATAGACGGTTCATGATGTCAAGCATTCATTTACTGTCAAATGAAATGATTTTACGCCACCAAGAATCATCGGAGTGAAGAGCCTGTTCTCTAATGGTCAAATTGTTATGAAAATGATGAAGATTTGCTGCCAAGCGTTGAGTCTCCTTTGCAGCCTTCAAATCATCGCCTGTGAATTCAACCGGATTCCATGGAATTGGATAAGATTCGCCCATCCACTCAAATTCTGAATTCAGATAGTAGCACCAAGAATCTTCATGATAGAAAGTGAATCTGACATCACCACTTTCATCACGAGCAAGGTATTCACCAGATAGAGATGCTTGATCCATCGATTGCCAAGTGTTCATAATGGTAATCTCATTCAAAATTCCAAATTCGGAGTGTCGAGAGTAATCTCAATCAGGTTCCCACCAAAGAATTTCAAGCATTCTTCTGCTGAAATTCGATCAGGAAACCAGAAAGCGTCCATGAGGGTACAATTTTCTTCTGTGCAAAGCACATTATTTTCATCTTTGATCACATACCCATCAATTGTCTTGATCGCGAATGGTGTAAAGAAGTTTTCAGTCATTTTCGGGTTCTCTCATCTCATGGTCTGCTGGTTTGAATGTAGTAATTATCCAAAGGCAGCAGACCATCGTGAAGATTTAGAGTAGTGCAGAAAAATCAGTGAATTTCTTCACGAGTGCTGATGGAACGAGTATGGGGCGAATTGAGCGACCATTCTGCTCAAGGAACTCGATCACGGAATCAACTTCTTCCGCAGTGAACCAGAAGTAGTATTTCAGATTCCAGCCTGGGTTCTCCCAACGAAAACCATCGCAACATGGATCGATATCAGCGAGCATCCCATCTTCGTTCATCAGGATGTAGAATTTTTGATTGAGTGACAGATTTGACATGATGTATCTCCGGTTGATGATGTGTTGCTGCTTGAATACTTGACCATGGAGTATTGTAAGATGAAACCAAGATATTGTCAAGCACTTTGTTTAACTTCTTTGAACTTCTTTTCTGCCAGATTCGACAATAATTTTCTGTTGATTTTCTTGAAGTTTTCTGGCAGAAAAGTATGAAATAATCAGATAATAGACAGCGCGTACGGGATTTTGGGTGCAACCGGTGAAACTACCACTGAAGCCACTTTCTTTTCCATTGATTCTTTCACGAGTGCATCTGAAACAGGAACACGGCGAATCTGGTGACCATTCTGCTCGAGGTACTCGATCACGGAATCAACTTCTTCCGCAGTGAACCAGAAGTAGTATTTTAGGTTCCAGCCTGGGTATTCAAAGCGGAAGCCATCTTCATTTCGATCAACAGCGAAACCAGTCTTCTGATCGAAAAGCACGAAGTATTTTTGAGTGACAGTGTTCTTCGACATGATGTATCTCCGGTTGATGATGTGTTGCTGCTTAGCTTGCTGCTTGAACATGAAACAAGTATATGATGAGTTGACCGTGGTGTCAAGATTTCATTCGAATCTGATGAATTCTTCAGGAACGGGTACTCGAAGAATCACTCGACCTGACTGCTCAAGATAGGATGCGATAGATTTTGATTCTTCTTCAGTAAACCATGCAAATGAATTGGAGAAGTTAATCGTCTCATGCTGATCATCTTGATCGATCAGCATGTAGAATTTTTGAGTGAGTGACATAGTTTTCATGATAAATCTCTGGTTGAGTGAATGCTGGATTTCGCTGCTGACTTGCTTCTTGACCAT